GTGCGCACTTGATGGCGTCCGAGTTGAGGTTCGCTTCCTTGTTCCACGTCGTGGTCAGGATCATCGGGTACATGTTGGCGGTGACGGCCACTAGTTCGACCCTCCGCTCGGCGTGGGCGACTCGGCGTCGCTCACGGCCGTCGGCACGCCGATCACGATGTTGCCGTTCGGCGTCTGGATGATCTCACCCGGCTCGGGCTGCTCATCCTCGGTAGATACCGACCGGACGGGCGCTGCGTCTTGCGTCATCGTTTCCTCCTACGTGCCGGCGGTTTCGACCAGGACGCGGGTATCGGCCGGGCTGACCTGGTTCGCAGTCGCTGCGACTGCGAACAGCGTCCCGTTGATGCCCGCTGTGAGAGTGAGCACGCCGTTCGACGGGATCTGCACGCCGTTGGCGGTGGTGACGGTGTTGTCGACGCCGACCGCGATCGCGTTCGGGCCGAGGTTCTGGATGACGACGGCGCTCCGCTCTGCCACGTTCGTGTTCGCGGCGAGGATCTGCGTGGCCGCCGTGGCGACTGCGACGTTCGCCATGCTGTCTACCGCTCCTCGGCGGCGGCACGAGGCCGCGTTTCCTTCTTGTGGCCGAGCGCAGCCAGCACCTTCGCGGCGTCGTCTGCCTGCTCCTTGTCGCCACGGATCTTTGCGCCCTCGAGCGCGCGCTCCGTGTCAGCGATGAACCGCTCCATCGCCCACTCCGGGTCTTCGTGGCCTTCCTCTTTGAACCAGTTCTTCGTCGCCATGTCGGCGCTCTCCCTTCAGTTGTGCGGGGCGAGCCGCAGCCGCCAGGACGCGGCTCGCCCCACGGTTCGGGTTGTCCAGTCGGCCTAGAAGGTCGGCGGGACGAGGCCGGCGCCCGAGATGACGCCGCTCGCGGCGGGGTAGCGGCCCGCGGTGAACGCGGCGTACCCGTAGGCGATCAGCTGCACCTGGAGGCTCGTGCCGGCCTGCTGCTCGAACGCGAGCGTGACTGGGTCGTTCGCCCGCTCCCACAGATGCACGACGGAGCTGGCCTGGACGATGATGCGGTCCTCGTTCGTGCCGGCGCCGAGGTTCGTCGGGATGTTCGCGTCGGTGAACACCGGCAGCCCCTGCAGGCGCGTCCCGGTGTACCCGTAGGCGGCGACGTCGCCGCCGTCGCCCATCGCGTTGAAGAACGGGCCGCCCGAATCGGGGATCAGCAGCGGCCGGTTCTGCGAGTCGAGGCCGGCGCTGAAGAAGCCGTACCGGCGGGGGTGCATGATGATCTTGTCGGCGTTGATGCCGAGGCCGCCGACCGACGTCTGGATCTGCTGGATGACGTCGGCGAACTTCGGCCACACAGCCGCGACGGTCGCCGTCGAAACGGCGCTCGTCGAGATGCCTGACGTGTTCAGAACGCCGAGGATCTGGCCGGACGAGCCCGACCCCGAGATGCACTGCGTGTCGAGCGCAGCAGCGTACCGCGCGCCGAGATCCTCCATCAGGATCGGCTCGCTGTACTGGGCCCGCTCCAGCGTCTGACGGGACACCGGCGAGTAGCCGCCGACGGTGCGCACAGGCACGGTCAGGTCGACCTCGACCGGATCCTGCGTGGTCAGCGTCGTAGACTCTGACGCCTGCACGCCGGCCGCGAGGCCCGTCGTGAACCGCGGCACGATCAGCGACATGCCCTCGTCGGGCAGGTCCTCGTGCTGCGCCGCGTTCGCGTAGACGCGGCCGTTCCGCAGCGCCTTCGCGTAGCGGTCGACGAGGTACTGCGGCGGGATCGCCCCGCCCAGCGTCGCCGTGGCGACGGCGCGCTGCTCGCCGGCCTCCTTCTCGATCCGCCCGAGCTCGTGCATCTGGTGCCGCGAGAGGCGGTCGGCCGCGGCCGAGTCGTGCCGCATGTCGCGCATGTACAGGTCTCGCAGGAACCCGCGCTGCCGCGGGGTGTCCTTCGTGTACAGGTCGGGCTCGTTGACGCTGATCCGCGTCTCAGATGTGACCTCCAGCGGCTTGTACTTCTCGCGGGAGCGTGCCCGCGACTCGGCGGTGTCGAGATCCGCCTTGCACCGCTCCGCCGCCTCTTCGGCCGCGCCGACCTCTGCGTCGAGCGGCTCGAAGTAGTTGGCGTCTGCGTCTTCCGGCGCGTCGTCGATCTGACGCAGCGCCTCCTGAACGCGCTCCGCCGCCTCGTTGTAGGCAGTGCGGAGCTCGTCGATGGTCTTCGCGGCCATCGTCGTCCTTTCGGTTCAGCGGGTGGGGTAGCGCATCGCTGCGAGCCGAGCCCGCGCGTGCGCCTTCTTGCGCGCCACGAGTGCGCGCTGC